AACCTGTGGTGTCCTCTGGGAGCAGACGGAAGTTAACCTCAAACTTGGTTGCTTCGTCACGCTTTGCCATAGCGTTTACAGACTCAATTGATAGTGCGCGGTACGCAATGTAAACACGCTCAACCTTATCTGAAACCGCACAGTCACCAGTACCAGGCCCGACAGCGATGATGCCACGTTCTACGGGGCACTCACCAATGTCGCCAGCGGATAGGTTTAGGGATAGACCATTGGATGAACCCTTGGTACCCGTCAACTCAGCGCCGTTGTATGCAAGAGCGATAAGTAGGTTTTCAAGGGTAGCCTCAGCAAATGAGGTCTTCATTGAAACCTTCATACCCTGCTTGTATAGTTTAGCAACATCTAGAACCTGATCGACAGAAACCTCACCGAAGTCTGGCTCAAATGAAACTTCAAGACCATCGGAGGTGTATCCAACGTTCACAAAGTCAGCATCGTCTGCCAGAGTCTCACGGTAGGATTCATTGCTTACGAACGGCTCGTAAGAAGATGCGCTTGCTGTACCCGTGCCTGTTGCGGCGGTGGGGGACAGTGGAGCATCTGCTACGAACAGTGCAGCAGCACCTACGATGATGTTCTTAGAATCACCACGACTGTATGCCATATGTGTTTCACTCCTTCTTTTTATAGAATTATTAAGTTGTTGGCGCGTTTCTCAATACTCTATAATGATAACATCGTTTTAGTTGAAGCCAGCATCTTTGGTAAGATGGTATTCCATTTCAATAACAAGTGTCGCCGTATATTGCTGGCGTACTGTAAGGTCTTGTCTATTATCATTAACCATATCAATTTGCATTACTCGGAGTCTGTGAAAGAATACCCCCGCGTTTGGGTCATTATCCGCTAGGTATTCATTAATTGCCTGCCCAGCAACATCTTCCCTATCTAGAATTGTTCCAATAGCATTGGTCCAAGTAATAACATCTTCTGCCGTACCCCGAATAAAATACATGATCTGTACTTTTTTTACGGGATAAAAAGTACCGTTATGAAACTTAAACATGAAGTCATAAACTACATATGGCTTGGCTCCCCATCCAGCATCGCCAGCCCTTGAATCAGCAAGCGGAAAAAACGGAACAATGCCATTATATGTTGTTGACAAACTTGTATCAATTCCACACATTGCTGACCAAAGATATTTGTTAACATTGATAACTGGGATAGGAAACGCCCCACTTAAACTTGTCATACAGCAATACTCCCTACTGGTGCTCCAGCAATATATTTAATTCCAGCAGAAACTCCTGCTCCATATCCCCCACCATTTGCACCAGCGGCAAAGGATGCCTCCCATGCAGTAGGTGTTTCCAATGCCTGCAAGATTGGAGCAAGAAAGGCTTGGGTTACATACTCAGTAAAAAACTGATCGGTTACTCTTTGGAACTGCCCAACAGTCCCGCCACCACCAGGGTTGGCAACAAAGACAGGACGACGAACAAAGATATCATTGAACACCAGCGCTTCTCCATAAGGCTCAATTGTAACAGATTGCCCAGTTTCCATAACGTCAGCCTTGTTGTAGAACGGCCTATCGGCAGTTGGTGCAATTGAGCCTGACTGTGTGGTTTGCCCTGTAAACGTCACTGACGAGCCACCAACCGCATAACTAAAATTGAACAGCCTTGCGCCACCTACGCTGCCCCATTCATAAATGTGGTGCAGTGCTGCTGGGTTTCCTGCTGCCATACGATCAATAAAAATACCAATAGCATCTACAACGGTTGCACCAATTTTAGCCAACAACTGAGGAAGACCCTGGTGAACACCAGCCATAAAGCCTTGATTATATTGGTCTACGTTTTCACATTTTCTAATTAAATCAGAGGCATCAATCATAATGACAGACATTAATCAACCAACTCCTGTAGTTCACTTCTCTTGAGGACCAGTTTGAAATAGTCAACTTTTCCCCAAGGATTATTGTGTGGTAGCAGTCCTGATACCTCATAAATTGTTGGCTGCCCTGAGCGTTCTCCTGCGCTCTCATAATAGATAACTTCATCACTACCGTTGCGAATATTGGTAATCAGAATGTTAGTTAACGAATATAAATCACTTGTGTCAGATTGACGAATATCAGTTGGTGTAATCCCGTTAAGCATATCCTGAATCCAAAAGAATTGGTCAGGCTGTACCTGCTGATCCTTATAGTTAGTAGACATATTCATGTCTAGCCTAATAGTACGGTTATATTCCCAGGCCCGATCAATCTCACCAAAGTCGTTCTGAGATTCAACACCATAATATATATCTGCTTGTAGTGGGTAAAATGTATCGCAAAACATCAGAGCACCCTAATATTATTATAAAGTGTGTCTCCAAAATACCTGTGGAGAATCTGATCTACAATTACATTTCCTGTACCCGCAAAAGACGGCCTGTGGAAATCAACTTTATAGTCCTTAGTTTCATATGTGCGAACATACTTAGCCCAATAATTAGGAGCACCGCAAGCCATATCTTCAATAATGAGTGTTGCGGCTTCCTTAATGTCTTGGGGAACCATAGGCCAACCATTCTCAACCTGAATGGTATAGTCATAACCATTCGGAAAAACTACCACCCGAGACTGAGGATAATCATAAGAATCAGAACTAGCCGCAGGCAAAACAACAGGGCGACCATCAGCCATATCATCCTCTACATCTTGATAAAGCATTATAGCAGTCTTATCTGAATTTAAAGTGTATTCAGCAAGGTTATCTGTACCATCTTGTTCATACACAAGAACATTGTTTTCAATAACCTTAAGAAGTTTGTTCACACGTTCGCCTACAACTAGACGATCAGAACCAGTACCTTGTAAATCAAACTGAGAAAGAGTATAGTAAAAGCCACCAACAATATTGTCAATGACAATCCTAGCGATACGCTCATACTTAACATAGTCGTCCTCCTTGCCGACTGGGGCAATTGCTTCTGTATCTACATAGGGACGAACAACACGAACCGTATCCATGAGAACAACATCGCCCTTGCTATCAGCAGTGCCCTCGTAAACAATAAGAGAATACTCTCCATCATAACGACTAAAGCGCTCAGTCAATTCAAAAGATACCGCGCCATCAACATCAGTGGTAGCCTCAATATCTTCAAGATAAGTATTACGAGTGCTGGCAAATGTAGCGACTACATCTGTGCTGTTCGGTAAACCAGTATATTCCAGCGACAGCGGAAAGGGGGACTTTCGCAACAGTTCCATCAGGCAACGCCAAAGTGTGCGGCAACTTCCTCAGGTGATGCCTCGCGTACAGCCTTATGCTGCAACCACACTTCTGCTACCTCCTTCGTAACAAAATTATACCCCTTCTCAAGTTTACCAACGCCATCCCAAGACAGGTTTCGCAAAGCGAATAAGGCAACCTTATCAGTATCAACCGGGCTTGGATCGGGCTTGGGTTCGCCACGCTTAGCCTTTACGCGCTCTGGCTGTGGAGAAATCAAAATCCCACTATCGTTTGTAGTTGCACTAGTTGCCGAAGGCTCACCGCTTGGCTTTGTGTTCATAGATGTAATCACCTGACCACCATTTGCCTCAATGGCTTCTGCAATTTCAAGACGCTTAAGCCCAGTAGTATCAATTCCCTGAGACTCAGCAATAAGTTTCAATTCGCCTAATGTTCTAGCCGACAGTTTCATTAAAAATCCTCCTACATCATTATAGCAAACAAAAGAGCCACCCCCTAAGGGGTGGCCCTAATGTACTGAAAGTTTACCTATCAGTATGGATTTGCGCCTGCATCAGCAAAGGCTACTGCGTCAAGTTCTTCCCAAGTGATACCAAAGCGTACATACACTGTGTACTCAATGGTGTCCTTCTTGATCTTGTACTCGCGGTTTACCTTTACGTCACGCTGGAATCCCCAAACACGGTTCTGAGGGAACGTTAGTTCAACGTAATCGTCAGGGAAGTAAGGAACCTCCATGACGGGTACGCCTAGAACACGGGTCTGACGGGCATTCCCTAGAGTCTGGTCTGCACCGCTGAGGTACTGGTTACGATTCTCGTAGGTCCAGATGGCATCAGCGTTGGTCCCGTTCTCCTTAACGATACCTGCGAAGGTATCGGTAGAAGCGTAGAACTTTAGCCCTGACTTTAGAGCACGGTACTTACGGGGTAGAGCCTTGATAACGCTTTCCATTACCTCAGGAGTCCACTCGTTGTTAGATACCGTTACTACAGCCTCATGAGCGTCTGATCCACCAGTAACCTGAGGAACAAACCCTTCCATGATGCTTAGGAATGACCCTGTACTACCATCACCATTGATAGCCAAATCCTCTAGGTCATTGGCAAAGGCGTTGGTCATTAGACGAACCAAGTGGTCCTCCAATGCACTGCCCTCAATGTTGTCCTCTAGGGACTCAGTTGAAATCTCCCAGTCAAGACGAATCTTGGTTGTGGATAGTTCAACCTTGGTGAAGGTAGCCCCAGCGTTGGTGTAGTTACCATCAGCCTGATTTGCTGCACGGATCACGCGCTCACCTACGTTTACCTTCTCAATCTCTTGAGTGTTTGCACGCATGGTGACCTTACGGCCATCGTTAGCAAGAACAGTTGCGTCCCATACATAATCAATGAAGCGACGAGACTGCTCAGGAGCCAAGATACCGCCTGCAACACCAGTGGGGTTTACAGCATTCGGTCCAGTGGTAACACCCATGTTTGCCG